GGACATGACTGCCGAGGAATATAAAGCGTTGCCACTTTCGGAACAAAATCAGATCGCTAGATTCTTGCTAGACCCGGCCATCCCCTCGCTAACGACTTTGCGTGAGTCTGTGCTAGCGGGTACAGAAACTTTCGATTACGTGTCGTTGACTGCAATCAAGCCAGAAAGCAAGAAAGAGGACGGTCGGTTGTTCTACATGGCGAACGATGCACAGCGGGTAATGATGTCGGAGAAAGAGGCCAACATCGCTGACTACCTTAGTCTCAAGGCAGGTAACAGTGCAGGAATCTCCGACATTGAACTGGCTCAGCGTATGCACGAGATTGCGAAATTGTCAATTGAGCCGGTCCGAAAAGTGTTCGTATCGTTCGACTTGGACAAGTGGTCACCCAAGATGAACCCAAATCTCAAGAAAATGTCCTATGACAAGTGGGCGTACGCATTCGGTTTGCCCCACATCAAGTGTTTGGAGAAAGTGACCAATGGCTCCCGTTTGGCATTTCTTAAACACAATGTGCACCATGAATACATCAACCCAGGTCAGGATCTTGAAGGCTACGACGCAAAGACCAACACTGCGATGCACATAGAGGTGATGTCCTATGCAATTTCTGTTTGTAGAGCCAAACAATTGCTGACTAAAGGTGCAAAGTTGCTTGCCCTTATTGATGATGGGGGAATGTCCTTGGAGTTTGAAAGAAACACGACAGACAAAGAAATCTGGGCTTGCATAGATCTTATCGAGAAAGTGTACAACATGGTAGGCCTCCAGATCTCTTGGGACAAAACTTTCGTGTCCGAGATCTTGTTCCAGTACCTGAACGAGATATACTACAAGGGATTCAAAGTGACTCCAGGCTTGAAAGCGTTTCTGAGAATAGGCAAATTAAGCGACGTTCCAGCACGGACAATCGTAGACGACCTGGATGCCATCGCGGGGGAAGTCCAAGGTGCAATCAAGGCTGGTGCTTCCTACCGAGCGACGTTTGCCTCATATGTGTTAGAAGTCTTCAAGACGATGAAGCGATGGAGTGGCTACAGGGGCAGGTTCACTGGCGCGCAAGTCATGTGTGCCCTGTTCCCTGTAGCGTTCGGTGGGATTGCTGCAAGAAGCCTCCCGCAGCTGTGTACTAACGAGTCAATTAACCCAATCACGGCCGCTTTAGGGAATCTTAAAGCCTTCTGCCAGTACTATCAGGACAATAAGACTATAGTTAATGAACTGCTCAATACCAAAATGCGCCAGCAGTCGCCCGATGCTTTTCTCCGAGCTCCTCAGTCGATCCGAACCGCAGGATTGGCTCTAAACACTCAACGGTTTGCAACAAAGATGAAGGAATGGATCAAGGTCAACGCCAGGAACCCGTACATAACCAACGTTCTGGAAGCGATCAACAGTGACATTTCTATGATCATTGCCGTTCGAACCATTGAAACACGCAAAATCTCGGGAGTGGGAGTAAAAACCATCAGCGCCATGCAACCTGACGAAGCAGTGAACAAACTAGTGTCTAAGTTACAACGATCGTCCACCGCGGCAGCTTTGCTCGGGCACGGACACAGTCTCAGAATAGCTCTGGCCAACAAAT